TGAAATGGCAGACACGCTAGTCTTAGGAACTAGTGCTTCGGCGTGGGGGTTCAAGTCCCTCTATCCGCACCAACTACGCCTCTATAGTATAGTGGTAGAACAATCCTTTGGTATGGGATTGGCTCCAGTTCGATTCTGGATAGAGGCACCAGATAACGCCCGCTTAGTTAAGTGGCATAACATCGGTTTTGTACTCCGAGGTTGGGAGTTCGATTCTCTCAGCGGGCACCATTTTAAATAGGAACTTAATGATGATTAGAAAGCATCTCGACCTAGACGCCGTTCGTGCGTTTATTCAATCACAATCTCCAGAAACAAAGGTATATCTTGGTGGCGATTCCGAACGCTTTCAAATCGATGGCGTGTGGTACGCAGACTACATTAACGTGGTAGTTGTTCATAAGAACGGCAAGAACGGTTGTAAGGTATTTGGTGGTATCGTGCGTGAGCGCGACTATGACCAGAACAAGGATAAGCCACGTATGCGTTTGATGAATGAAGTAATGAAGACTGCTTCACTATATCTGGAACTATACGATGTGCTTGAGGATCGTGAAACAGAAATCCACTTGGACATTAATCCAGATTTGAAGCATGGTTCTTCGTGCGTTATTAACGAAGCTGTTGGTTACATTCGTGGCATGTGTAACATCATACCTCTGGTTAAGCCAAATGCTTGGGCCGCATCTTACTGTGCGGATCGATACAAGGACGCTATTCAACACCTTAAGAAGGAAGTAGCCTGATGTTTATCAAGTTAACGAACGCAATATTCGAAAGAAAAGGTGAACCTTTATACCTCAATGTAAATCATATCAAGGTGGTATATGAGGATCACGTTGAAGGAGGCAGTCTTTTGACTCAAGTCCATGCAGAGAACGTTACATGGTCAGTCGAAGAAAGTCTTGGTGAAGTAATGAAGTTGATTGGAGAAGCAGTCTAAAATGGCAAGATTTTTCGTCATAGTATGTCTTACAATCTATGCAATCTTTACGTTGTCTGTTGGAACTAAAGCAGAAGTATTTATTACGATTGATAAGTCGGATCAAACAATGTATGTTGAAACTTTGACCGATACATATGAATGGCCAATCTCTACAGGTCGAAAAGGATACAATACACCATCTGGAGAATATCGCCCGTACCTACTTAAGAGACTTCACTATAGCAAGAAGTATGATAATGCGCCGATGCCTTGGTCAATCTTCTTTCACGAAGGATATGCAATTCATGCGACTGGTGAAGTTGAGCGTCTTGGATCTCCAGCTTCTCATGGTTGTGTTAGACTTGAACTAAAGAATGCTCGTTGGTTATATCGCCTAATAGATGAGAGTGGTAAAGAGAATACATATATACGTGTAATAGAATAATGGAAGGTTGGCCGAGTGGTCTAAGGCACCTCACTGCTAACGAGACGTACCTTAATCGGTACCGAGGGTTCGAATCCCTCACCTTCCGCCATATAAATAGTGATATAACTCAGAGGAAATAAAATGGAAGAATTAGTAGAGAAGATGAAGGTAGTATTAGCAAGTACCTTTGCCGCTGGACTTAAAGCTCAGTCATATCACTGGAATGTAATTGGTTCCGATTTCCCACAACTACATGATTTCTTCGCAACTATCTATGAAGATTACCATGGCGCAGTTGATCCATTAGCGGAACACATCCGTCAGTTAGATGCTTTTGCACCTCAGACCTTGACAAGGATGAAAGAATTGTCTATAATAATGGAGGATGAGAAGATTCCTACTGCGGAAAAAATGGTTGCCAACCTACAGACCTGCAATGAGAATCTTTCTAATCTAGTTATTGAAGCGTATGAAATGGCAGAAGCACAGAAGATGTATGGTCTTTCCAACTATCTTCAGGATCGCATTACTGCTCAAATGAAACTTAACTGGATGATCAAGGCCACAATGGGAAAGAAGTCATGAAAAAGTTTTTAGTCGCGGCAGCAGTTTCAATAGCAGTACTGGCAGGCACTATTCCTGCCTATGCTGACACTTCCGAAAACGTTATTATTGGAATTTTAGGTGGTGCTCTTGGCGGTTTAATTATCGGTGAAGCTATCGGTAATGGAAATCGTGTTTATGCTGAACCACAATACTACTTACCGCCTCCTATTGTGTATGAAGAATACGTACAACCAGCACCAGTTCGTTGTGTATATAAAAAGAAGAAAGTATATGATCCAAACACTGATGGATACGTAATCGTGAAAAAGAGAATCTGTTATCAATAGAAAGCGGGCACCTTCGGGTGCCCTTTTGCATTATGAATCCATTCGAACAAAGAAGAATAGTTAAAGAAGAACGATTAGAAGTGTGTAACTCCTGTGAACGCTATGATAAAGATCAGAAGCGTTGCAAGGAGTGCGGATGCTTTATGGAATACAAAACTTTCATACCTTTTGCTCAATGTCCACTCGGAAAATGGAGTAGATAAATACTCATAAATCTATCTACGAGGAATAACATGAACCTAACCTTTAGAGAATATAAAATTATTTCAGAAGCTAGACTAAATGCTTCATCAGAATCGAAAACTGGAACTAAACATATTGAAAAATATGTAAATCCTTATCTTCCAGGAAAAGATAGGCATGCTCCTGACACTCATGTCTTGGAAACAGATCATGAGAATATTCCTAAAGGTTCAAGACTGACAATAAAAGGTAAGAAGATAATCAATGGAACAACTCACGTTTATGCAGTACCATCAGGCAAAAGAGTTGGTAAACATATACCAATAAGTAAAATTAGAAAACCTAGCGACAATGACGGTAAGCATAATGAAGAACATGCTGTTAAGCGTCTTTGGAATCACTTCTCATCAAAGGATGGTTCAACAAAAAGAAAGATGACTTTAGATGATATGCACAAGGAAATTGATGCTGCACAAAAAGATAGAAGCCATCCTTTACACATAAGACATGCTGAAGAGCATGAGTTTGCTGGCAAGATAACAGGAAATAATACAAAAGTTGGTACTCAAGAATCAAGAAAAAGAGCGAAGACAACATACCATCAAAACCTAAGAGACGCGGCACATACAATACATGCAATGAGAAATCATCCGGACTTTCATGATCATTGGAAAAAGGGTGATAAACTAGAACATTCCGGTAAAGCAAAACCACAGCTTTCAGATCATTATAAGAGTCATGGCGTCAGAGGCACTGGTGCTACATCAAAGGGCGATGCTCTTATTCTTAAGTCTAAAGGAAAAACAAAAGGTATTAAAGCAATATCATTCAAGAAAACTGGAGGATCGCAACTTATGTCCTCTAGTCCAGCAGAATTCCATGCTATCTATAGTCACGCTATGAAGACTGCAGGAATACACTCAAAAGAAAATCTAGGTAAATTAAAAACAGCTAGAGAACATCTAGAAAAAGGTGAACATGAACATGCCAATAAGATTGTACAAGGATTGCACGAAAAGCATCCTGATTTGATTCATCATGTTACTCATGAGGCTCTAACAGGTAATGGTAAATTTGCCACGGATGATGGTAGAGCAACACATGTTGCTGAAATTGGCAAAGACGCAAAAGTTATGACTACAAAAGAATTTACTGATTCTCATCACGAACCAATATCCAGATTAAGACCTAGAGTGAGAGCAAGTAAGCATGGTGGAACACAATCAACTGTAAGTTTGGAAACACCAAAACTTCCAAAAAGAAAAAAGAAACTATCTGAAGAAATGTTGTCTTACATAAGAAATAGAATTAAAAATGCCAGTTAAAAAAAGTGAACAGAAACTTACAAAGAATGAACTATTATCGACCCTGAAGAAGTTAGGATTTCATGATACGAAAGAACTATCTTCTACAAAGTTTGCTATTCTTGTTGCTAGTACTAGTGTTAGAGTTCCATCACTGACTAAGATACAAAATGCATTTAAGGGCAAATATACAGTTAAGTATGACAAATCGACTAATCTTTCTAGCATTGGTCATCTTGTAATAGACAACAACTTTCTTGTAACAGCAAAACCAAAGAATAGACAAGGTACTGCATCTGCTGGTGTTGATAACGAAGTCATGATGGTTAAAGAAATTAACAATGCTATTAAAGACTCTGATGACAAAAGTATCACACTAATATTCAAAGAAGGCGGCAAGTCATTTAAAATTTTGGATGTTAGAGAAGCAATAGGAGCCGGTGCTGATACAGCAGGTCGCAAAAAGTCGGACGTTAATATAGTGTCTGGTAAAAAAATTATTCCAATATCTTTAAAGAAAGATAACGCTGAGAATTGGGAATCAGCAGATAGTTATTGGGGTCAGACGGCCAGAAGATACGTTGATGCTGCTTTAGAAAACGGCGATATTAAACTGGAACAAGAGGGCAAAATATATAAGATTAATCCAAACCTTGCTGTAAAGTCCACCAAAGAAGAGAAAACAAACGTTGTATTTGGTTCTGATATATTACCGGGCAAGGGTGCTGTTATTAAAAAAACTTTCTCTAAACCCGATTTCAAATTTGATGGTAAGAACAATACTCTAACGATAAGCGTTACTGAGATCATAAGAAGTTTAGCAGATATTGAAGGTAGTCCAAGCGATGTTTGGTTCTTGATAAGAAACGATAAGACAAGATTAGGATCTCCAATTGGATATCCTGGATTACGTGTACTTGCAGTCTATGCAAGTCGAGTAAACAATAACGTTAAAAAAATGAATAGAAATGCTGTAAAATGATAAATTTTCAAGACTATTTAACGGAATCAAAAGAAGGTAAGAACCTTCACTTAGAACACTTGGAGGACGAAGTACTCAATGGAGGAGTTTCTGGAACAAGAGGTGCAATATCCTTTTTACAGTCTCTTCGTGATATGCTTGCTGGTCACGCTACTGGTAAGTCAGTGAACTTAACAACAAAATGGGATGGCGCACCGGCTATCTTTGCTGGTATCAATCCAGAGAACGGTAAGTTCTTTGTTGGTACGAAAGGAGTCTTTGCTCAAAATGCAAAGCTCAACTATACAAATGCCGACATTGACAAGAATCATCCTGGTGAAGGATTAAATGCAAAACTAAAGATTGCTCTGCGTTATTTGCCAGAACTTGGCATTAAAGGTGTGATGCAGGGTGATATGATGTTTACATCTGCTGATCTTAAGACGGAGAAGATTGAGGGAAGTTCTTATGTTACATTCCAGCCTAATACTATTGTTTATGCTGTTCCTACTAATACTGCTCTGGCTACTTCCATAAAATCTGCGAAGATGGGTATTGTTTGGCACACAACATATAATGGCGATACAATGGCCGATATGAAAGCATCATTTGGTGCTGATATTGGCGGTATGAAGATATCAAAGAATGTTTGGTATCGTGATGCTTCATTCGTTGACGCAACTGGTACTGCTACATTTACCAAGCAAGAGACGGATGCTTTGAACGCTATTCTATCACAAGCAGGTAGCATATTCAGAACAATATCTCCTCGCACAATGAACCAGATTGCTACAAACGATACATACAAAATTACAATCAAGGCTTGGAACAATCTTAAAGTTCGTGAAGGTAAAGAGATCACAAATACAACAACTCATGTTGCTGGTCTTATTTCCAGCGTAGAGGAAAAGTTGAACAAGTCCATTTTGGAAGCAAAGAAAGCAGACACGAAGCAAAAGCGCCAGATGGAAAAGAAAATCATTATGGAATT